TCATTCAAGCTTGGCCCGGGACTTCCCACTGTCCATGTTCATGACGTTCTTCGGGATCCCCGCGTTGTCGGCGACAAGGCGCCATTTCCGACGAAACTCCGCGGTTGACCAAGGCAATCCAGTCACATCGTTTATGATGATAGGCCCGTCATGAGGGAGGTGATCACGAGTGAGCTCCTCGACAGACACCTGTGCGTAGATTGCTAGCTCCTCCATGACCATTCTTGCGTTTTTAATATCAAATTGAAGCTCTGGCGCTCGCTTGCCGCTGACGTGCCGCAGAACGAACTGATCATCTAAGCCGGACCACCGGAGACCCTTCACCCATTTCTCTTCTCTGCCCTCAGCCCTACGCCTCACGTTAGACTGCTCAGTTTCGCCGATGGGGACCCACTCGCCTATGACTGACTTTTGATTTAGGCGAAGCTCAAATTGAAAAGCTTGGGCGAGGGCTAAAGAATACCAGCCAAACCACTGGCGTGCCTTCGCTCTGATTTGCCGCGCCTGTTCTGAAGACAACGCCTTCTTCCGTGGCAGAGGCCCTTCGAATCGCATTTCGGTCAACAACTCGGACAGCCGACGGCATTCCTTGTCTTCGAGAATGGTGGCTCCAAACCTCAATACTACCCGCAGGCGGCTCACGAGCGAATGCGCTGTGGCGATCTTCCCCTTGCCAAGCCAGCCATCGTGCCAGGCAACCAGATTACGAGCTCGAATTTGTTTGAGTGAGCGGTGCCCGTGTTCTTTTGTGATCCGCGCCAGTAATCTCTCGTGCTTGACGCGCACTCCATGACTCAATTTTCGAAACGACGATTGAGGGTCACTACGATAGCTTTCGATCAATTCCCTCACGCTATCCGGCATCAGAATTATCAACCTCGCAGGTAGGCCGAGAGCACAACGGCAATAATTACGATGGTGCCGAGAATGCCTAAAATGCCTTCGGCGCGAATTTGAGTGCCAAGAAATTTGATGTCGAGTCGTTGGGGATGCCGCACTGCGTTTCCTCTCTGAAGCCGTTGGGTCGGTGCGTAGATTGATCGCATCGCTCGGCTCGCGCACAACTGCCCAAATGAAAAAATGAGAACGCGTTTTTTTTCAGAGACTTAGCAAAAAGCGGTTGCATGCGCGCTCTATGGCGAAAGAGTGCTGATGGCATTTCCGCACGCAGGCTATACAGCTAAGTGATTGCTGGATATGAGAAATCGTCGCGCGGGTAGGATCGTGAGTCAGCTAACCTGGCTAAGTCTGTAACTGACGCTATTCGAACGATAACAAAATCAAGGACTTAAGTTGTTGCTCGCTCTCTAGCATAGAGCGCGCATGACTGACTCTTAGTGCGACCATCCGCGTTTGGTGTAGCTCTGCTCGCCCGAGATTTTGTCCCGGTGGTCCTCAAGCTTCTTGATGGCATTCGCCGCCAGCACCCCGCGGCGCGCAAGGTAGAGATCAATCACCTTCTGAGCCTTATCGACGCTCCAACATAGCGCCTCCGCGACCTCCGGCGCCGTTGCGCCGATCTCGGCAAGCAGTGTCGCTGCGGTGCCTCGGTTGTCATGGAAATTTAGATCGGCTGTTTTGACGTAGTCCGCTCCGGTGCCCTTGGCCTCGGCGTTGATCGCGTCCACCTTGTCGCCGTCCTCGCGCCAGTGCTCGTTGAAATAACGCTTTGTGTACGCCTTGCCGGTCGGCGTCAGCATCACCAGCGCGCCGGCCTTCGTTTCCTTCAGTGCGTCAAGGTGCGCCTTCAGCTCGCGCGTGGCCGGAATCCAGAGCAGTTTGCCGGTCTTGGTCGAGCGGATCTGCACGCGGCTGCCGTCGTAGCGCGTCCATGGAAACTTGCGGATGTCGCTGGCGCGCATTGCGGTGTTGCGGACCATGATCATCGCCGTCGCCATGGCCGGCCGTGCGGTTCGGATAAACTGCTGCTGCAACTCCTCGGGCCAGGTCAGCTCCGATCTGTGGCTCTTGTACAGCCGCGCGAACGTATCGAGCGGGTTGAACTTGATGACGGCTTTTTCGCGAGCGAACGAGAGCACGCGGGCGAGCGCTGCGACCAAATTGTCGGCCGACCGCGGCGACAACTTGCCGAGTTCGTTGTGCCAGGCGAGCGCGTCCTTGCGAAATTCCAGCGCATCGTCGGCGTCGTTGAACGTTGCGACCGGGCAGGTGCCCCAGCGCGCCTCGAGGCGCTTCAGTTTCCAGATGTACTGCTTGCGGCTCTCCTCGCTAAGGCCGTCGAAATAAGCTGATTGATCGAAGTGCCGAATGAGCTGCATGAAGGTGCCTTCGCCCTTCGTGCGCATTTTCTTTTCGGCGTCGGCATAGGTTTCGGCGAGCCTGGTTTCGTCGAGCGGAAGCCCTGTCGCGCGGTGATAAAGATAGATCTTGATCGAACCATCTGCCTGCCGCTTCTTGACGCGATGGACCCCCTTGAGCCTCAGGGGTCTGTTAGGCAGCCTGGGTCTTCGCATGGTCGGCCTTCCAACGCTGATACGGGGTAAGCTCGGCCTCGGAGACTGTCACAATCCCGGAGGCGCGGTCCAGAGCGAGGTCCAGGGCTTTCCTGTCCCATCGGCAGGTGCCGGGGATCGCATCTGGCACGATGCCCTTCGCCCGCCATTGATCAAACGCTGCCAGCGTCTTGCAGCCGCAATACTCGGCGGCTTCCTGTTTTGTGAGGCAGCGCTTTTCGGTCATGACCGCGCCTCCACATGCTTGCGATGCAGCCTGTTGTCGCGGATCTCCGCGCGACCGCTGGCGATCAGGCGGGCGGCCAGGCTGTCGCCGACCACCTTGGTGCCGAACCGCCAGCCGCCGCGCGCGCGCCGCTCGAGGGGCTGGATATCGAGCAGGCGCAAGATGAATTCGTGATGAGGGCGGGCCGTCTGCGGTCGCCGCTTCTGCACCGCCCGAGCCGGGCGGGCGCGCACGGCGCAGCGGCGGGAGCAGAATTGCTGGGTGATCCGGTGCGGCAGGAAGGCGGCGCCGCAGCCGCAGGGGCGTAAACTGCCGGGAACCGCCGGTTGTGGCGCGGTTGTGACTGCCACATTGTCCCGGCCGCTGTCGATGCACTCTGGCGCTCGCATCCCGATATCCCCACCCCGTAGGAGACCCTACCTTTTGTGATGCCTTGATTTCAGGCGCCGGCGGTAAAGTTTCAGATATACAACCGGCGCGGGACGCGAAACTTAACACCGACCGGATAAGCGAAACGTGAATACACGTTCTATGACATTCACGCAATGCTTATAGCGTGGCAACTTAGGTGCTGAGGGCGGAAATGGGAATGCCAGTAAGGTCGATTGGGGAAACGGACGCGACGCGGCGAGCTGCGCTAGCGATCGCGGTGCAACTCCCGGAAGATATCGAGGAGGCGAGGGGCGTACTGGCTCAGGCTGCTTACCTGCTCGAAAACTTTCTGATTCGAGGGCCGCGGCCCGTGGTGCGGCGCGCTGGCGATTAGGAGCGGCGGCTGGCCGCGCGCTGCAGCTTCTGGATGTTGGTCGCGATTTCCGCAGGCAGTTGGCTAGTCACGCCGCGATAGATGTAATCGAGCGAGACGCCGGTTGCCGCGCAGACCTTGATGGCTTGGTCGACCGAGATGCGGCGCAGGGCCGTCTCATAGTTGTTGATGGCTTGCGGCTCGATGCCGACGAGCCTGCCGAATGCGGCCTGAGTCATGCCGCCGTGTACGGATCCCCGGATTAATTTGAGCCGTTCGGCGATGGTTTTGAGGTCTCGCGACATGGCGAAACCGTGCCTTAAACAGGGCGTGTAGCCTATTAGCGCTTTGCTTTCGTTTTGCGAATAAGCGGAGTGTGTATACATTCGCCCCTCATGAATGATTCGGGCTTGGGGAAGTCTCAACTAATTCGCACCGCCGCTGGCGTGATCGATGCGCTTGGCGGGACCTGCGCGGCGGCTCGCATCGGCGAGTCCTTGCCGCAGTCGATGGCGAATGCGCGCGCGTCCAATCGGCTGCCGTACCCGACATTTCTGCTGATGAACGAGGCGCTGTCTGCGCTCGGAAAGTGTGCCGACCCACGGCTGTGGGGGATCAAGCCCGGCAAGCGGCGGGTCTGAGGTGGGGCGTTCCAACATGGGAACATTGCTAGCGGTACGGCCGTGCTGCCGTCGACCCTGCGCAGGCGCTCAAAACCCACGAAATTGCGGCCTGTGGATATCCGGATTGCCCGAAATTTTGGCCTGTGTGTTCGCGTTTCGATCGCGTCGCGGGGGCCTGTGGATGGCTGTGGAAAACGCAGCGCAGCCTGCAATCAAAGCTGTTTTCGCATGGGGAGGGGCCAATGTCAGACATCACCGCGCGCATCGCGGACCCTGAGGATCTTCGCGTCCTGGTCATGTTCGCGGCCGTGCTGCTGACGGGGGCGCTGCTGTGCGCCGGCGTCCTTGCGCGGCTGCTGCGCGACGAGCAGCGCCAGCGCGAGAGCGCGGACGGCTTTGGCCGGGTGCGGCCATGAAGGCCGCCCGCGCCATCCTGTTCGGACTCGACCGCAAGGTGATCGTCGGCGCCGTGCGCGTCGTCATCGCCGAGGAGGCGCCCAAGATCATCATGCTCGACGGCGAGCCCTACTTGGCGATGCCTATCCCGCCCGGCTGGGACGCGAAGGCCGTGCTCGCTTACGGCCAGGAGATCCCGTTCCGCCCGGCCGGCGTGGTGGAGGTCGCATCATGATCGTATGGGCGCCCTGGCATCCGCGGCACGGTTACGAAATCCCGCATTGTTTCGAGGGGCCGATCGCGTTCGCCGATCTCGACAGCCGGCTGCTCAACACCATCAAGGAATTGAACGCCGACGCCGGCACCAACAACCGCAACGGCTGGCGCGCGGTCAAGACCGTCCTGGTGCGCGCGCCATGAGCGGTCCGGTCACTGTCGACATGGTCGCGGCCGCAGCCAAGCGCCTCGAGGCGCAGGGCGAGAACCTCAAGCTGCGCACGCCGCATTTCATCGCGCAGTACCTGGTCGTTTGGGATCCGGAATGCCGCGGCCGTGACTACACCGGCGCGGTCTCGGCGGCGCGTCTCTGGCTCAAGGGGTTTGGGGCATGAGCAAGCCATCCAAGAGCCGCGCGGAGAAGTTCGCCAAGGATGAGCTGAAATCGATCATCGAACGGGTCGAGCGGCTGCTCGAGGAAAAAAAGGCGATCGCCGACGACATCTCCGCTGTCTACGCCGAGGCCAAGGCCAACGGTTACGACGCCAAGGCGCTCAAGACCATTGTGCGGATGCGCAAGGAAGATCCGAACGCCCGCGCGGAATTCGAGACCATCCTCGAGACCTACATGCAAGCGCTGGGGATGCTGTGATGATGCAGGCGCCCGTCGACATCACCGATGCCCGCGCCGTCTCCTTCGACCTGCCGGAGCTGCCGGACCTTTCGGCGACGCCATGCCGGCGGATCTGGCTGTCGCAGCGCGAGCCGGTCTGGACGCTGGTCGATGCCGTCGACTTCGCCTGGCTGTCGGCCAACATGTGGAACGTCTGGCACGCGGGCAACGGTCGCGGCGACAGCTGGATGCACTACGCCAAGCGCAACGTCGGCGAGCACCGCTCTACGGTGCGCATGCATCGCGAGATCATGATCGCGGCTGATCCCGGCCGCGACGACGCGTTCCTGGTGGCGCATGTCGTCGACCACATCAACGGCCAGACGCTCGACAACCGCCGCTGCAATCTGCGCTGGGCCACCAAACGCGACAACGCCATCAGCCGCCGGACGCGCGGCACGGCGCCGAGCCTCGACGCCATCGTGCGCCAGATCATGGCCGATGCGATCGCCGGCTCCCGCCAGCTCGAGGAGATCCCCTTTGACTGAGCTGGTTCGATATGAGGCCGCGCGCCGCGCGCTCGCCGAGGCGGTCGCGGTCGACGAGGTGCTCGACGTCCGCAGCAAGGCCGACGCCATGCGCCACTACGCGCGCCAGGCCGGCGATCGGGATCTCGAGATCCAGTCGGCGCAGCTGCGGTTTCGGGCCGAGCGACGCCTTGGCGAGATGCTAGCCAAGCAGAAAGAAACGGTCGGTTTGAACGCCGGCACGCGTGGCCAGCTCAAGGGGAAAACAGATTCTGGCGCTGCCGTTACGGAAGGGCCAGACGATGAGCGGCCGACGCTGGCCGAGGTCGGAATCACCCACAAACTCTCGTCCAAGGCGCAGCGCATTGCCGCGATGGACGTCGCGGAATTCGAGCAGGCGCTCGCGCGGCACGCTGAAGAGGTGCGCGCCGGCCAGGGCCGGGTCGCGATGGATCTGCACAAGATCGGCGCCGAGGAACGGGGCCGGGCGCATCGCCGCAACCTGGCGGCCGTGCTGTCCGAGCAATCGGCCGAGCTGCCTGCCGGGCCGATGGTGCCGGCGGTCTATCTCGATCCGCCGTGGCGGCGCCAGGGCGGGATCGGCGATCGCGCCTATGAGAACCACTACCCGACCATGACCTGGCCTGAGATCCTGGACTATCTGCGCCAGGTCGCGCCGCGGCTGCTGCCGGATTCGTGGGCGTTCATGTGGATCCCGCGGCCGCATCTGCTGGCGCTGGTCGAGATCGAGCTCGAGGTGATGGTGAAGGCGACCGGCGAAATCACGCCGGCGCTGCTCGAGGTGCCGCTGGGCTGGGCCTGCGGCCAGGCGCTCGGGATGGATTCCTATTCGACCTGCTACGTCTGGACCAAGACCGACGAGGCTCACCCTGACGTTTCCGGGTCCGGCCTGCTGGTGTGGGACCAGGATGAGCTGCTGCTGCAGTTCAAACGCGGCCGCGGCCTGCCGAAACCGTCAGGCTGGGAAAAGTTCGGCTCCAATCATCGCGAGCGCGCGACCGATCACTCGCGCAAGCCAGAACATTATCGCCGCATGATCGCCTCGATGGTCGGTTGCGACGACGACGGCCGGCCGCTGCCCGTGCTCGAGCTGTTCGCGCGCGTCGACGCCGAGCATCCGCTGCCGCCGGGCTGGATCGCCAGCGGCAACCAGGCCGCCGCGTCGGCGATCGAGGACTCGAGTTTCGCCGCCGGATCGCCGTCCGACGCCGGCGAGACCGTGACGGCTGCGGCAGATGCAACAGAACGGGCCAGCCCTGCCGCGGCCGTCGCGGACGTTACTGACGTTGTTTGCGGTCCTGCGCCCTACGACGCCGGCGACGTCATCCAGATCGACCAGCTCGCCGGTTCCGACTATCTGCGACCGGCCGAGCTCGACGCGCTCGAGCTCGCCGAGCGCGAGCAGCTCGAGATCCTTTCGGATTTTTGCCACAAGCAGCGCGTGCTCGCCGACGTGCTGGGGCCGCGCTGGCGTGCGCGCGAGCTCGCCTATGAGACCAACGGACAATGGCGATTGCGGCCTGCCGGCGCCGATCTGCTGCGCGAGCTGCAGGCCGCCGATCGCGCGCCGCCGGCGCCGGTGGAAATGACCGAGCCTTATCGCGCGCCGCAGCCGGATCTGTTCGCGCAGGTCGACGATCGCCCGGCGCCGGAAGTGATCGACGGCAGGCTGCAGACGCGCCTGCCTGTCGATGACGATGAGACGGCCGAGCAGCTTGCGCTGCTTGCGGTCGACGCCGGCGACAACGTCGAGCCCGAAATGCTGCGCCACCTGGTCGGCAAAGGCCTGGCGCATTGCGGCACCAACAAAGTCAAGCTCACCGACGACGTCCGCGCCTTCCTGGCGCAGCTGGTCGCGCCGGCATCCGTTCAACAGCAGGGGGAGACCGCGCGATGAAGCTCGCCGGATGGATTCAAACCTACACGGGCAAAAAGTTCTGGCCGCTCGATCCGCGTCCTGAGGATGTCGATATCGAGGACATCGCGCACGCGCTGGCGATGCAGTGCCGTTTTGGCGGACATTGCCTGCGGTTCTATTCGAACGCCGAGCATTCGGTTCTGGTGTCCCGCTTCTGCGGCGACGACGCGCTCGCGGGGCTGCTGCACGACGGCAGCGAGGCGTACCTGCTCGACATGCTGTCGCCGATCAAGCAGTTCATGCCCGATTACAAGGCTGCCGAAAAGCGCTGCCAGGCCGCGGTGTATCGCGCGTTCGGCCTGCCTGAGACGATGCCGGCGTCGGTCAAGCAGGCCGATCGCCGCGCGCTGCGGACCGAGCGGCTGCAGATCATGCGGGACATCGGCGAGCCCTGGGTGGTCGATAGCGAGCAGCCGCTCGATGCCGAGATCGTCGGCTGGGCGCCGCTGCACGCCCGCGGGCTTTTCCTCTCGCGCTTCGCCGAGCTGACGCAGGGGCAGTCGTGATCACCATCAGCACCAACGTCGCAGTCGCCGCGGCCTCGATCATCATGTTCGCCGGCTTCATGCTCGGCTACACCATCGGCTGGCGCCAGCACCGCAGCCAGCCGCGCATCACGTTCGATCCGGTCAACAACGTGCTGGCCTGCGACATGCCGCTGACGCCCGATGAGCTGGATCGCCTGCGCGACGAGGCCGCGCTCTGGCAGATCACGCGAGGGCGGTAGATGCGAGTGCTCGTCGCCTGCGAATTCTCTGGCACCGTGCGGCGCGCCTTCGCCTCCCGTGGGCATGACGCATGGTCGTGTGATTTGTTGCCGGCCGAGGACGGCAGCAATCAGCATATCGTCGGCGACGCGCGCGAGATCCTGAGTGATGGCTGGGATCTGCTGATGGTTGCGCATCCCCCGTGTACGCGACTTTGCAATTCCGGAGTGCGCTGGCTGTCCAATCCGCCGGAAGGGCGGACGCTCGCCGAGATGTGGGCTGCGCTGGATGAGGCTGCCGCGCTGTTTTCGGCGTTCTGGAATGCGCCGATCGAGCGGGTCGCGATCGAGAACCCCGTCATGCACCGGCACGCAAAGCAGAGGATCCGGAATTACCAGCCGTTCGCTCAAAGCGTGCAGCCCTGGCAGTTCGGCCACGGCGAGGTCAAGCGCACGTGCCTCTGGCTGAAGGGCTTGGCGCCGCTCAGCCCGACCAACATCGTCGAAGGCCGCGAGGCGCGCGTGCACCGCATGCCGCCGTCTGCTGATCGCTGGCGTGAGCGCAGCCGCTTCTTTCCGGGTATCGCCGCGGCCATGGCCGAGCAGTGGGGAGGGCTCGCCGCGTGAAGCACAAATGGAGCGAAAAGGTCCGCGCCGACGACGGCAGCCAGTCGCGCAAGGTTTGCGAGCGCTGCGAGATGATCTGCGTCTCGCGCCACGAACATGAGGGAGGGCGCGACCGGCACTGGAAGGAATTTTTCCGCGGCACCGATCGGGTCGAGTGCGACAAGACGCCGGCGTGCGAGCCCGTCGAGGTGCCGGCATGACCGTGCACAGGACGTGCGTGCGCTGGTCTGCTGCCGAGGATGCTGCGCTGCTGCGGCTGCGCGACATCGAGCGGCGCGACTGGCTGTCGATTGCGGCGAGGCTGCCGGGTCGGTCGGCTGCGTCATGCGAGCAGCGCTATTACGGCAAACTGAAAAGCTCCCGCGATTGCACGCGACGGCCGCGTGGGCCGATACCTAGCCGGCCCGCCGTGTCCTGGCGCAAGCGCGGCGGTGCAATCGCCGTCGCGCCGGTTGTCGATGCGCCCGCGCCGCCGGCTCCCGTCTCCGTTCGCACGCGGATGCCGTTTCTGGATCACCTCCGCGACCGGGCCGAGCTGCATCTGCGCATCGACCGGCAGGGCCTGACCGCGGCGTTCTTTGGCGACCCGCCGCCTGGCCGCTCTGCGCTCGACCAGCGCGCCAGCGCGGCTAACGCGGCCGTGCAGCGGCCTTCCGGCATTGGGGTGTCCGATGGCTGACACCAGCATCATCGTCAGCACCATCGCCGCCGGCGGGCCGCAGGGCCTGAAGCTCTCGAACGTGATCTGCAAACTGATCGTCAAGGTCGCCGATCGCGAGGTCGACGGGCTCGAAAAGTACCAGGTCGTGAGTTTTGGCCGCACCGTCAACGGCGCGCGCTTTCCGGATCGCTGGTGGCCGCGCCTGACCAAGGCGATCGAGACCGGCGCGTTCGAGCGCATGTCCGCGCAGGCCATCGTCGACGTCCTGCTCGACCACGACAAGCCGTAGGGCGAGGGCGGTTTCCCTCCAGTGTTCTGTTGCTTACCGCGTCCAGTTGAATCGAAACCTTAAGAGCATCACCATGTCTACCGCACGCGCCGACCGACGGCCGCGCCGCATCGCTGCCGACGAGGCCCACGCTTGGGCGCGCAATCTTCGGCTTCGCAATCTGCACGCCAAGATGGTCCTCTCGATGCTGTCGCTCTACGTCGATGGCGACGGCTGCTGTTTCGTCAGCATCCCTTCGCTCGCCGAGGACTGCGAATTGTCGCACGATACCGTCCGCCGGCGCCTCGCCTGGCTGGAAAGCATCGGGGCCATTACGCGCCGCGAGCAATGGGTTGACGAGTACGGCAACCGCAACGACCGCAGCGTCGGCCGCCGCACGTCGGATCTGATCCGCTTGCTGCTCGATGCCGACCAGGAGCTGATCGAGGCCCGCGCACTCGGCCTGACCAGCGACAAAACCGAGGCGAAATCAACGTCGCCTGACCCTAGCTGCCAGCCAGGGTCAGATCAGGCGGGGGACTCTGCTGGGACTCGGTTAGGACTCGGCCGACCCTCGCACTACAGCCAGGGCCTAATCTCTGAACCTGAACCTGAACCTGAATCCCCCAAAGCCCCCGATGGGGGCGAGGGAGGGCGCTGCGCTGACGTGGATAGCGAGCCGGAGGGATTTGCTGCTGTGTGGTCGGCCTGGCCCGGGCACGAGGTGATGCGGCGGGATCTTGCGCTCGGTGAGTTCCGATCGCTGACGGTCGACCAGCAACGGCATTGCTGCGCATCGGTCCCGCTGTTCGCTACGGCGCTGGTCAAGGCGGGCCGAACCAAGCCGCCGAATTTCCACCTCTGGATCCGCTCGCGCGGCTTCGAGGAATTTCCGTATGCGCCAGGAGCTGCGCCGAACGCGCCTGCGCCGGGACCGATCGCGGAAGGCTCAGAACCGGGTAGGGCGCTCGCCGTGCTCTACGCGGTCGCCAAGGGGCATCTGTTCGTCCATCGCGGCGAGGTGACCTATCGCGGCAGCATCACGCCGCAGCTGCTGGCATTTGCAGGCGTGGCGGACAAGGCGTCTTGGCGGTGGATCACCGATCGCCAGCAGCTCGCCGCATGGCAAGCCTTCCTGGCCGCCCATGTGTTCGGCGCACGATTGCCGCTGCTCGAGCGTCGCGGCGAGAGCATGGGGTTTCTCGCGCCGGCGCCGTGGCCGCCGCGCAAGGACGGCGGCTGGCCGGAGTCGGAAGCGGCGCAAGCATCACAGGCAGGGGGAGACGAATGAATATGCTTTACAAAATAGGCGATCACGTCGGCTACGTCCCCGTCGATTGCGACTTTGCTTCTGTGCCTGCAGATCCCGATCGCTGGTATCCGCTGTGCGTCTTTTCGGGTTGCGACGCGAAGGTGATGAAGGCGTTTGCCGAGCGCGGGTTCAACGGCTGGTCGCCGACAGTGACAAGCTTCGTCAGTCGGACCACTGGTCGCGACGCGCGCAAGCCGCATCTCGGCAGGAGGATTGTGCGGCCGTTCCTTCCTGGCTGGATACTGCTGCCAGATTTCGAGCTGCCAAAACTCGGGCTCATTCGCAACATCCCTGGCGTCGACGACCTGCTGCGCATGGACTGGTGCAGGCCGTATTTCAATCGCACTGAGATCTCGATCCTGCGCGACATCGTTGCTGCCGAAAGCCTGGCACCATCACAGCGCAAGCGTGCGCAGGTCGAGATCGGGCAGCGCGTGCGCATCGCCGAGGGCGCATTCTCGGGCTTCAATGCGCTGATCGAGGCTGTTGACTCAAAGGGCCGACTCAACGTCTACGTCGAAGCCGGAGAGCGCGGCGTAAAGGTCAGCAACCTGACCGATACGCAGATCGAGGTGATCTAAAGCTTCGCGGTGGGGTTCACCCGCGGCACCTCGGCTAAAAGCGCAGCACCTGATTCCAGGTAGACGCGCGAAGCGTCCCTCAACAAAGCCCGGCCATCGCGCCGGGCTTTTGCATGCGTAGGGTGTGCGGTAGCGCGCCTGTGCGTCACCGCTGCCCTCCTTGGGCGTTTCCTCCCTAGACTCGGGCCGCTTGTGGCAACGCAAGCGGCCCTTCCTTTGTGTAGATGCCCTCACGTCCTCAACAGTTTCGCGCTCGACCTGTGCCAACACGTACAGAGCAGAACGCTGCCGTCGATGAGCGCGGCTCCGCACGCGAGCGCGGCTATGGTGCGCAGTGGGACAGGGCCTCGGCGCTGTTCCGCCTGCATCATCCGATCTGCAAGGGCTGTGAGGCTGTGGGTCTGGCGACTGCCACCGAGGTGACGGACCACGTCGAGCCGCACAAGGGTGATCATGACAGGTTCTGGAATGCAGCGATGTGGCAGCCCGCCTGCCGATGGCACCATGACGTGATCAAGCAGAAGCTCGAGGTCATGTTCGCCAAGGGCACGATCGTGGTCGCTGATCTCTGGCTCGACAGTCAGGCCGCGGTCCGTCTCACGCTCGCTGAGCTGCCGGTCGACGTAGGGGTGGGGGGCGGTCGAAAGTCTAGCGACCCCTCTCAAGGACCGGCACTCTAGTCGGGCATTTTTTTACGCGAAATTCCTGGAATATTATTTTTTTGGACCTGACCGATGCCTGATCTCGACATCACTCCGCTGATTGTTGCCGGCGTGTTCGCAATCGTTCTCGCGATCTTCGCTGTGCTTGCTGTTGGCGTGTCCTGGCTCGGCTATCCCACGGCTGCGCTCTGGATCGTTGGTGTCGGCGCCGCGCTGGGCTGGATCGCGGCGCGACTGACTCGGAAGGCCTGCGGCTGATGGGTCGACGTCCCGACAATCCGCTCGATCAAGCTGCCAAGGGTTTCCCTGGCAAGCGAAAGAGCAAAACCGAGAAGGCGATCGCCGAGGCCGAGCGCCTGGCGGGCCTGCTCGTCGCCGTGCGATCGCAGACTCCGTCCGAAGGCAAGCCGGGCTATCTGCTCGATCCTCGGCTGAGGCCGGCGAGCGCGATGTGGGACGATTACGCGCCGCGGCTCGACCGGCTGCACCTGCTGTCGCAGCTCGACCTGCACCTGTTCGGCATGTTTTGCATCTACGCCGCCGAATTCGTCGCGGCAAACGAGGACGTGCTGGTCAAGGGCTACTCGGTGCTAGTCAAGACGATCTCCGGCGACAAGATGCCTCGCGAAAATCCGTCCGTCGCGCGCCGCGACTATGCCGCGAAAATGACGATCGACCTGTCGGGCAAGTTCGGCCTATCGCCGCAGGATCGGCATCGCCTGCTCGCCGCCGGCGCGATGCATTTCGACGACGAGACCCTGTTCGGCCGGGTGGTGCAGCGTGCAGCGCCGGCCGCGGGCGAGAATGCCAGCGAGAGCGCGCCGGCCGAGGAGCCCATCCCGGCGCTGGTCAACGAAGGGTCGGCGATCGGCTCGCTCTCGGCGTTAGACTCGGTCCCTCCGGGCATGAAGCCGAATTGACGATGCATGCAGGATTGGCAACCGCAGACGGACACGTCCGCGCTCGCGATCGCGGCGGCCGCGGCGCCGCAGCTCTATCCGGAGCCGGAATGGCTGGCGCATGCTGCCGACGAGCTGGGCTATGGCTGGGCGCGGCTGGCATGGCAGCGCGCGGCCGCGGTGTCGGGCGCCTGGTTCGATGCGGCGAAAGCGCAAGCCGTGGTAGACCGCTGGCCGACCTGGTTCAAGCTGACGGTCGGGCGCTTCGCCGGGATCCAGTTCCGGCTGTCGCCCTGGCAGGAAATCATCGTACGGCTGCTGGTCGGGTGGAAAGCGCCGACCGAGGTCATCGATCCCGAGACCTACAAGCCGACGCAGGTCCACGTTCGGCTGTTTCGCGAGCTGCGACTTTGGGTGCCGCGCAAAAACGGCAAGAGCGAGTTTCTGGCAGCGCTTGCGCTGCTGTTCTGGGCGATCGAGGGCCAGCGCCGCGGCGCCGGCTTTTGCTTTGCGCACGACGAGAACCAGGCGCGCGAAGTCTTCAACAAAATGGGCGATATGGTCGCCTATGCGCCGGCGGTGTTTCGATCGCGCGCGACCGGCGAGCCTATCAAGGTGTTTGCCAAGCAGCTCTGGAACGCCGAGCTGCGCTCGCCCTTCGTGCTGATGCCGGGCAAGGCCAAGGGCAAGCATGGCCGCGCGCCGTTCGTCACGGTTGGCGACGAGATGCACGAATGGGTGTCGACCGAGCTGGCCGACACGCTGCGCCAGGGCGAGGGCACCTCGCTGCAGCCGATCCGACTCTATGCCTCGACCGCGGGGCTGAAGTCGCAAAAGACGGGTTACAGGCTGTGGGAGGAGTCGCAGAAGATCCTCGACGGTCGGATTGACGACCCCTCGACGCTGGTTGTGATCTTCGCCGCGGCCGAGGACGCCGACTGGCGCGATCCGAAAGCCTGGCGCGCCGCCAATCCGTCGCTCGGCCTATCGCCGACCATCGCGTTCCTGCAGGGCGAGGTTGCAAAAGCGGTGACGCCGGCGGCCGAGGCGGCGTTCCGGCGCTATCACTTGAATCAGTGGGTCGAGGATTTTGCGCGCTGGATCTCGGTGCGGAAATGGGACGCCGCGAGTCCCGATCGCGAGGCGTGGAAGCGACTCGGCGACGAGCTGAAGGGTCGCGAGTGTGTCATCAGCTTCGACTCGACCAAGAGTTTCGATCTGGCGTCGATGTGTCTGCGCTTCCCGCCGATCGAAAAGGGCGAACGCACCAAGTTCCTGTGGCATTTCTGGCTGCCGAGCGAGACCATCGAGAAGCGCGTGGCGGCCGAGCGGACGCCGTTTGATCAATGGGCGCGTGACGGCGCGATCGTGCCGATCGCCGGCGGCGTATTTGAGCTTGATTATGCCGTCAACGCTGCGCTCAAGGCCTGCGCCGACTATCGCGTCACCAAGATCGGCTGGGACAGCTGGAACGCGCTGGAATTCTACAATCGCATGGTGAAGGCCGGCCAGCCTGAGGATCTCTTCGTCGAGATGCGGTTCGGCACCAAGTCGCTTGGCCTCGGCACGCGGGAATTCGAGCGCAAGGTGTTCGGCTTGGAAATGGATCACGGCGGCAATCCTGTCGCGCGCTGGATGGTGGGGCACTGCAACGTGCGCTTTGACGAAAACATGAACTATGTGCCGGCGAAAAAGCGGTCCGAGGACTCGATCGACGGCGTCGTCGCCGCCGTCATGGCCGAGGCGCTCGCGATGGTCCCTGAAGCGCCGACCGCGGGCCTGGTGCTGCTATGAGCCTGCTCTCCGACATCGCTGATCTGTTCCTCGGCTCCGGCGCGCCGCGCATCGTGGTGCCCGTGGATTTCGAGCCGCCGAAAAACGCCGGCGGGATTCCACTTTCGCAGGTTGTGCGCGGCTCCGACGTCTGGAATGCGTTCACCGGGCCGACGATGGTCAATGGCGTACCGGTCCTGACGCCGCAGACCGCCGCGACCGTAACCGCGATCTATGCGTGCTGGTCGCTCATCGCTGGCGCGATCCAAACCCTGCCGGTCAACATGATGTCCGTCGACATCGGGACCGGCGAGCGCGCGCGGATCCATGACGACCAGCTGCTCTGGATCTTGAACGAGGAAATGGCGCCGCGGTGGTCCGCGCCCGTCGGCTGGGAATTCCTCGCCAAGTCGATCCTGGCCGAGGGGGATGCTTTCGCGCTCATCAAGCGCAACCGCATGGCGGTCCCGATCTCGATCGAGCCGGTGCATCCGCTGCGCGTCGTCAACGGGATCGACCCGGCGACAGGCCGCATGGTCTATCTGATCTCGCCGGAGGTTCTGCCGAACGGTCAAATCCTCGGCGAGGCCGCGGTGTACGACCAGGACGACGTCATTCACATTCCGGGTTTCGGCTTCGATGGCCTGCGCGGCATGACCCCGCTGCGTTATAGCCTGCGTAACGCCGGCGGTGTCGCTCTGGCCGCACAGGATTATGCTGGCCGATTTTTCTCGAATGGCGCGCGGCCCGACTACGCGCTCTCGACAGACCAGCAGCTCGCTAAGCCGAAGATCGACGAGCTGCAGGAGGTGATCGATGAACGGCATCGCTCCACCGAGAACGCGCATCGGCCCATGCTGTTGCATTCGGGCCTGAAGCTCACCACCCTGCAGATCTCGGCGAATGACATGCAGCTGCTCGGCCAGCGTCAGTTCCAGATCGAGGAAATCGCGCGCGCCTATGGCGTGCCGCCGTTCATGATCGGCCACAACGAAAAGACCACCTCCTGGGGCTCCGGCGTCGAGGCGATGTCGATCGGCTTCGTGCGCTACTCGCTGCGGCCCTACCTCAACAAGATCGAGAACGAGTTGAACCGGAAGCTGTTCCGCACCCGCGCTCGCGTCACCAAATTCGACACCTCCGACCTCGAGCAGGCCGACACCAAGACGCTCTATGAGTCCCTGCGCGTCGCGGTCGGCCGTGCCGGCGAGCCGCAAATCATGACGCAAGACGAGGCGCGTAAAAAGCTGGGCATGACCTCGCGCAAGGGTGCGGCCGACAAGCTCGGCGTCAATGCCGCCGGCGCCGCCAAGCCCGCGCCGACCGAGCCGACCGATCCCGCACAAAAGGACGATTGAGCGATGAAGAGCCGCCTTCTCAACCTGCTTGCAGCCAACCGCAAGCGCGGTTCATTCCGCGCCGAGACGTCCAACGCCGGCAACGTGATCGAGGTGTATGACGTGATCGTCTCATCCGAGATCGATGCCGAATGGTTCGGCGGCGTTGCGGCGCCGGCGATCGGCCGCGCGCTCAAGGGCATGACCGGCACGGTGCACATGCGGATCAATTCGCCCGGCGGTGACGTGTTCGCTGGCGTCGCCATCGCGCAATTCATGCGGGAATATGACGGCGAGATCATCGTACACGTCGACGGCTATGCCGCTTCGATCGCCTCGATCGTCGCGATCGCGGCGGACAAGGTCATCATGGCGCCGGGCGCGATGATGATGATCCACAAGGCCTGGACCTTCAGCTTCGGGAACTCCGACGACCTGCTTGCGACCGCCGAGCTGCTCGAGAAAATCGACGGCCAGCTGGTCGATGCCTACGTCAAGCGCTCGGCTGGCAAGGCATCAGCCGACGATTTTGCGGCCATGCTCAAGGCCGAGACCTGGTTCACGCCGCAAGAGGCGATCGACGCCGGGCTTTGCGACGAGATCGCCCCCGACAAGGATAAGCCGGAGGCACAGGCGCTTTGGGACCTGTCCGCGTTCGAGCGCGCGCCGAAACCGGCGCCGCCGCCCGACCAATCATCCGAACAGGCCGCAGCAGCGCGCGAAGCTGCCGCGGTCCAGGCTGCCGCCGACAAGGCCGCGGCCGATGACCTTGAGCGTCGCAAGCGCGTCACGGCTGCGCGACTGCTCTCGACGACTGCCTAAGCGCGCCGCGCAAAGGACAGACCTGCCGCGCCGAATTCTCGGGGCGGTTCTTTCAACCTGCACAATGGAGCACTCGAATGCTTAGCATTCAGGCACTGCGCGAGCAGCGCGCGGCGAAAGCCAAGGCGATCAACGACCACGCCACCAAGAAGGATTGGAATCCCGCCGTCGACCAGCCGGTTTGGGATGCCATGATGGCCGAGCACGACTCGATTTCGGCGCAGATCAAGAACATCGAGACCAGCCTGGCGCTGACCGCTGAGCTGATCCAGAACGAAACCGTCGCCGGCCGCGCCGAGCAGCTCGGGCAGGATCGCAACTCGCCGGGCCTGGCCATGTTCGCCAAGTGGCTGCGCGGCGGCGTCAGCGCGCTGACGATCGACGAATGCACCACCATCCGCAATACGCTGTCGACCACCACCGGCAGCCAGGGCGGTTTCACTGTGCAGACCTCGGTCGCAAAGCAGCTGCTGGATTCCCTGAAAAAGTTCGGCGGGATGCGCGATATCGCCGAAGTGTTCCAGACCGAGATGGGCAACGACATCTCGTTCCCGACTTCGGACGGCACCTCGGAGGTCGGCGAGCTTATCGGCCAGAACACGACCGCGACGGGGCTCGATCCGACCTTCGCCGCGCTCACCCTGGCCGTCTACAAGTATTCGTCCAAGGTCGTGGCGATCCCGTTCGAGTTGATCCAGGACAGCCAGATCGACGTCGAGGCTTTCGTGCGTTCGCGCCTGGTGACGCGGCTGGGCCGCATCACCAACACGCACTTCACGACTGGCACCGGCACTGGCCAGCCCAACGGCATCATTACCGCGGCAGGCGTGGGCGTGACCGCGGCCAACGCGACCAGCCAGGTCACGGCTGTGACCTACGGCAGCCTGATCGACCTGGTTCATTCGGTCGACCCGGCGTATCGCTCGCTCAACAACTGCCGGTTCATGATGCACGACCAGTCAGTCAAGGTGATCCGGAAGATTGTCGACCTTCAGGGGCGTCCGATCTTCGCGCCTGGCTATGAAACCGGCAATCCTGGTGGCGCCCCGGATCGACTGCTGAGCTACCCGATCCAGATCAACCAGGACGTTGCGCAGATGGCGGCCAGCGCGAAGTCGATCGCGTTCGGAGACTTCTCTTTCTACAAGATCCGCGACGTTATGGATGTCACCATGTTCCGGTTCGATGACTCCGCCTATGCCAAGCTCGGCCAGGTCGGGTTCCTCGCCTGGATGCGCTCCGGGGGCAACTTCATCGACGTCGGCGGCTCGGTGAAGCTGTTCGTCAACGCGGCATCCTGATCGCCTTCAGGCCGCAGCGCGTTGGGGGGAGGGGCCGGGATCATTTCCCGGCCCTTTTTATGTAAGGGCACTTTTCCCAAGGAGGTTCGAGACCATGAAAGTGATTATGACGTCCTATCACACGCTCGCCGACGGCACCGAGCTGAAGCCCGGCGATCCGCACGAGCACGACGACGCGGAGGCGCGCCGCCTGGTCGGTGTCGGCGGCGCACGCCTGCCGACCAAGGAAGACGAGGTTCGTCTCGAGGCGCATGCGCGCGAGCGGGCGAAAGCCGACCTTCGCATGCAGCTTGAGGCCTCGACCAACGACGAGCTGAAAGCCGGCGCCGAACAGCGCGGTATCGATCTGAACGGCGCGACCAAGAAAGCCGAGATCATTGCGGCCATCGTTGCTTGGATGGACGAGCGCGAAACTGCCGAGCGCGAGGCGTCTGCCGCCGCCGGCAGCGCGAAGTAACCAAGTCCGGCCGCCGTCGAGGATATCGTCCATGTTTCGCAATAACGACATCAGCGACGGCGGCCGTGCGGTTCTGATCGCCGCGCCCGACTACAACGCGACCCCGATCGTCTCGCTTGCCGAGTGCAAGAGTGCGCTCGGCATTGCATCCTCGAGCCAGGATGCACTGATTACGATGGCGCTCGACGCAGCGATCGCCGCGCTCGATCCTTCTACCAATGGCTGGCTTGGGCGCGCTCTCGGCGCGCAGACATGGGAGCTGCAGCTGCAGAGTTTCTGCGATCGCCGCAAGACCGTTCGGCCACACTACAATCCGCTGGCGATCCCGCTGCCCTATCCGCCGCTGATCGCGATCACCAGCGTCAAATATTTCAATGCCGCCGGCTCCGATACCACGATGGTGGCGGGCACCGACTACCGCGTTCTCGGCCAGGGCGAGACCTATGCGCGCCAAGCCATTGCGCCGCTCTACGGCCAGTCCTGGCCGGTCGCGCGCCCTGACGATGCCTCGGTGCGGATCCGCTACACTTGCGGCTATGACGGCCAGGCCGGGCGCATGACGCCGCCCCAGCTGTCGAGCGCAATCTGCCTCTCGGTGCGGGCCTTGATGCCGCTACTGCAGCGTGACGCGACGCTGCTCGAGGACCGGGTCGAGGGCGTCGCGTCCAAGCGTTATCAGAATAATCCGGAATTCGCCCGGATCACCGAGGCTGCCGTGTCCAGCCTGCTGGTGAATCTGTCGATCAACTAACCGGCGATGGACCGGCTCACGGCGCTGGTCGCGATCGCGCATCTGAAACTGCGGCTCGAGTTCATCGAGCGCAATCCGCAACTGCTTGACGAGGGCCTTATGGAAATCCGCCGACCGATGGAATTGGCCGGGCTGAAAGCCCGCCTGACGCGCGCAAAAAAGCAGGAGGGTGACATCGCCCTTACCGGGACGCGCTTCGACAAGGTCATGGACCAGATAGACGAGTTGCACGGCGTGTCGAAAAACCACGTTGGCCAGCTCGAGGTCTATGCCGGCGAGTTGAGGCTCACCGTCGAGGGCATGGTCGCCGGGAGCAACGGCCTCCCAAACGAGGACTCGGAATCCTCGACCGCATCATCCGACGGCGGGCAGGGCTAGCCCGTGTCGCCGGATGATGCTCTCGAAAGCCACCGCAGCCAGCTCGCCGAGAACGGCGGGGGGGCCGTCCTGGTGCGCCGCTATGCTGGTAAGGGTGTATCGCGCGCGGTCGCGGCCGAGGCCTCTGCACTGGCGCGGGTGGCCATGTACAAGCCGGAGCAGCTGGTCGGCGGCATCGTCCAGGGCGACCGCAAGGTGATTGTGCTCAACGACCCCGCGGCCAGCGTCGCCTCCGGCCAGGTCGCGCTGTCGACCATGCTGCCGCTGTCCAATGACGACAGGCTCGTCATTTCCGGGCGCGAGGTCGCGATCCAGGGCGTGGACGACCAGGCGCGCCGGATCCAGGGCGTGCTGATCGCCCTTGAAATTCAGGTCCGCGGTTGATGGCCCAAGTGTTCGACGAAAAGGATTATCGCCGGCGCCTGGCTGCGCTCGCGACGTCGGAGATCTCCGTGCGCGAGGAGGCCGGCCTGATCTGGCAAGGCTGGGTCACTGCCACCGGATCCGGGCCGCTCGACGCGCGCAAGGCGATCATGGAAGCCAAGCGCGAGGCGCTGCGCCAGGCGCGCAAAGAGATGATCCGGGCGATCGTCAAGGCCGAGCAGGATCAGGCTGTCAACGGCGGCCTGCCGACCGAGGTCGAGCAGATCGTAACCGGACCATCCGACGAGCTGATCAAGGTCTGATCCGTGCGGCTGGTGTTCCGCTATCTCGCGATGCAGGACGTGGTTGATTTCGCGTTGGCCACGCTCAAAGAGCGCTCGCCGGTCGGATCGGTCGGCGACGAGCATCCGGGGCTCTACCGCGACAGCCACACCGTTTTTCTCAATGGCCATGTGGTGCAGGGCGGTGATGTCGGCGCGTTCAAGTCGGGCGACCAGATCAACATCTCCAACGCCGTGCCCTATTCGCGCAAGATCGAGGCGGGGCGCGGCCAGATGTCGGTTCCTGGCCACGTCTATGAGGAGACCGCGTTGCTGGTCGCCGGCCGCTACGGCAATCGCGCCGCGGTGAAGTTCACGTTCATGCCGGTGCGGTTCGGCGACGTCGCGACCTATGCGGCGTTCTCGCGCCGGATCCGGCCCGGCCGACGTCTTTCGGAAAAGGCGCGGCAGGATTGGCTGGTTCGCCAGCCCGCGCTCGAGATCAGGGCAAGGTAAGTCATGGCTGATTATGCCGGCGCGGTTGCGGCGATGCGCACGTTCTTCGCGGGCCGCTATTCGGCGACGCCGATCGCCTACCAGAACGAAGACGCCCCGAGCAAGCCCTGGCCGCCCGTTGACGGCGGAGGCAAGCCGACACCGTGGCTGTATTTCGAGGTCGTGCAGGTCGAGACGCGGCTGCGCGGCGTCGGGCTGCCGGGAAACCAGACCTGGCTGACGGTCGGCTTCATCCGCGCCCATGTGTTTGCGCCAAAAGGTTATGGCTTCGCCGAGCATCTGGCGATCGCCGGCCTCGCCGCCGATGCTCTCCGCAGCCAGACTTTTTACAATTCGGGTGCTGCCTGCGTGCGCTGCTGGGGTGAGGACGGGCAGGGGCCCACCATCCAGGGCGGCGATTCCGCAAGTGACGACGGCAACTGGTTCGGCGTCACCGTCGCCGTTCCGTTTCAATTCTTTTTCACCGGCTAACCGCGGCCATCGAGGGAGCTTTAATCTATGCCTTATCAGTCTCAATCGGCAGGCCTTGTCGCGTACAAGGTGCAGTCCGCCCTCGGCACGCAGGCCACTGCGCCGAGCGGCAACCTGCTGCGGATCGCCGGCGGCAATGGCGCGCAGGTCTCCAAGGCGTCAGTCGAGTCGGTCGAGGTCCGCAACGACGGCCTGTCGACCCGCGGTCGGCACGGCTCGCAGAAGGCATCGAGCGGCTACAACGGTGAGCTGTCGCTGGGCTCGCATGACCCGATCGTCGAGGCGATCATGCGCTCGACCTGGGACTCGACTGCCCTGACCAAGACGCAGGCGGATTTCACCTCGCTGACCACCGGCGCCAACACCATCGTGATGGCCAGCGGCAATCCGATTACGATGGGTTTCCGCGTGGGCGACATCATCCGCCCGACCGGACTGCCGGATGTCGCGAACAACGCGAAGAACCTGCGCATCACGGCATTGAGCGCGACCACCATCACCGTCGCGGAGACCCTGGTCGTCAACGCGGCCGCAGACACCACCTGCTCGATCACCCGTCCCGGCAAGCGCCTGATCAACACTGCCTCGCTGGTGAAGCGCTATTTCACCATCGAGGAATACGAATCCGACATCGACCAGTCCACGCTGTTGACGGATTTCGTGTGGGGCACCGGGAAATTCTCGATGTCGCCGGATGGTCTGATCCGGTTCGATCCGGGCGGCGTCGGCACCGGCAACGCGCAGGCGCTGACCTCCGGCGCCTCGCCCTACTTCACCGCGCCGACGGCGCCTGTCGACGTGCCGTTTTCCGTCGTCGATGCCACCATCCGCTTTGGCGGCGTCGATTTGGTCGAGTTGACCAGCTTCGATATCTCGCTCGACATCCAGCCCAACGCGCCGGTGACATTCGGGACGCCTGCTCAGAAATATTCGCCGGACGTGTTTACCGGGCCGCTCAAGATCGGCATGAACCTGACCTTGCTGCGCAAGTCGCTGGCGATCTTCTCCGACTTCCTGGCCGAGACGCCATACTCGCTCAACATCCTTGCGGTCGACAACATGAGCAAGCCGAAAGATTTCCTGTCGATCACGGTGCCGAATTTCACGCTCGGCGGCGTCAACCCGTCTGCCCTCTCAAAGCAGGGCGGACCCCGCACCCAGACCATCGCCATTCCGCCCGCGCTGGTCGGTGTCGATACCTCGACGACCGGCAACGGCTCGATGATCTCATTCCAAACGACGGCGCCGTAACCCCACGGCGCTGCTACTACAGGAGGCGAACCTTGAAAGACGACGTTCTGGACCTGGCGTCACTCGACGCGCTCGACGAGGCGGTGCTCGCGATCCGTCATCCCGCCACCGACGTGCCGACCGGGTGGACCTGGACCTTCTACGGCCCGGCCCATCCGGTCACGGTCGAGCTGGCCGACCGCTTCTCGCGCGAGGCCTTGCGCAAGGCGGCGGCGCGCCGTCAGGCCCAGGCCAATAACCGCAAGTGGAAGGAAGACGAGCAGACGCCCGACGATCTCAATCGCGAGAACGTGGACGGCATCGTCGCGCGGACCAAGAGCTTTTCCACCATCAAGCTCAATGGCGAGGAGCTGGTGTTCTCCAAGGACAAGGCGGCCGAGTTGTTGCTCGACCGGCGCAAGGGCTGGCTCGTTAAGCAGGTGATGGATTTCCTGCGAGCCGAGGAAAATTTTATTCCGCCCTCCGCGACGAGCTGAGGGCGTTCGCTACCAAGACGTTCGAGCTGGGGCGGACTGAAGGCGACGGGGTCACGTGGCGGGCGACGCTCGAGGGACTCATCGAGCGCGCCCGTGATCCCAAGCGCAGGGCCGAGTATGAGGCCGAGCTGTTCTGTCCGCCGTGCCCTGCGGCTCTCGCGCGCGTCTGGAATGCCTTTGCCAGGCTCGGCGCCCGCCGTGCCTCCGGCTTTGGCACCAGTCCCATCAGCTTCCTTGAGATCGAGGCTTTCCAGCGCCTGGCCGGAGTTCGGTTCATGCCGCTCGAGATCCGCCTGATCGAGGAGCTTGACGACCTTTATCGCAAGATCATGTCCGAAAAGGCCGAGTGATGTCTCAGGTCGTTACTGAGCTTGTTATCGACAGCGACACGTCCGGCGCCGACCAGTTTTCGTCGGCGATGGATCGTGCCGGAACGTCGGCGTCATCTGCGCAGGCCTCGGCGGCGCAGATGACGCTGGCGATCGCCGGCGTCGGCATCGCCGTGATCGCGGCCCTCCAGGGCCTGCGGTCGTTCTATGACTATGTCGGCCGCCAGACGCAGGAGCTGGTCGATCTCTCGAGCAAGGCCGATCTTGCCGGTGAGAGCGTCAAGGAATTCCAGGAGTCTCTGTTCGCGGCCCGCGCCAGCGGCGTTTCCGACAAGGATTTCTTTTCGGGCTTCGATAAGCTGTCGTCGGACATCACCCAGGCCAGCCAAAAGACCACCGAATTCGGCGAGCTGTTGAAGCAGAACGGGCTTTCGCTCCGCCAGCAGAATGGCGAGCTGATCACGGCCGGGACGGCCCTCAAGGACATCATGGGCCTGATGGAAGGCGCGACGCCGCAGGTCCAGCAGCGCATCGCGCAGATCGCCGGTCTCTCCGCGTCCTGGATTCCCTTCCTCAAGGCCGGCTCGGACGAATTCGAGCGGCTCAAGCAGCGCGCGCAGGATCTCGGCGTCATCATTGACGATGCCACCATTGCCAAGGCGCAAGAGTTCAATGCGCAGTGGAAAGAGGCGGTCGCGACCTGGGACCTGCAGTTCAAGGCGTCGATGGCCTCGATCCTGCCGCTGCTGACCCAGCTGGCGACGCTTGCAAGCCAGATCCTTGGCGGCATCGGATCTGTCTCGGGCACGGTCTCGCGCTGGCTGACGCCAGAAGGGCAGATGTCGGCCTCGCAGCTCAACGATCAGATCAACGACGTCTATCGCCTGCGGGAAGCGGTCGAGGCGCTCGGCGGGAGCTTGAGCGAAGTCACCAAGATGAATTCGTTCTCCGGCGCAAAAGCGGCAAACCTCGCCGGCGCGCTGGGTCTGCCTGAGGATCTCTCGACGGCAGACGTCGACCGCAAGCTCGAGGCGCTGCAGAAGCAGTACGACGCGGCGTCAAACCGCATCCGGGTCACGCCGCCGGCCGGCAACGACACCGTGCTGCCCGACATGTCAGGTGGCAACGCGCTCGACAAGCAGATCGAGCAGATCGACCGCCACATCTCCAAGATGAAGGCCGAGGCCGAGGCTGCCGGCGAGGGCGCCGGTGCGCTCGAGCAGGCACGCACCGAGGCGCTGCTCTACGATGCCGCGCAAAAGGCCGGCATCAAGAACCTCGAGGACTATGCTGACCAGTTCTATAATCTCACAGAGCGCGCCGGCCAGGCCGCACAGGCGCTGGCGCGGGCCAAGGTTGATGCCGACATTAGGTTCAGCCGCGACACCTCGTTTCTCTCTCCGCGCGACCTCGCCATCGCGCAGCAGCTACGCGGCGCCTATGGCGGCGTTGTCGAGTCGCTCAATAGTGCGCAGGCTTCGCAGCTGCGTTTCAACGCGACGATGCGGGACCTGTCGAACCTCGGCCAGGACGTCAATCGCAGCTTTTTCCTCGAGTTGAACCAGAACCTGCGCAACGGGCAGGGCTTCTGGCCGGCGTTCGAGAACGCCGCGCTCTCGGCTCTGAACAAGATCTCCGACAAGCTGATCCAGATGGCGGCCGATCAGCTCTGGCAGTCCGCGTTCGGGGGCTCGGGCGGCGGACTCGGCAGCCTCAGTGGCCTGCTCGGCCTCGGCGGTGGCGGAGGGGCGGGCAGCGGCAGTGTCCCGACCTGGTCGTCGGGTCTTGGCGCCGGGACCGGCGGTCTGTCCATTCCAATGTTTGCCGGCGGCACCGACTCGGCGCCGGGTGGGCTCGCAAGGGTGAACGAGCACGGGGGCGAGATCCTCAACCTGCCGTCCGGCACGCAGGTGATCCCGCACGATGTGTCGATGGCGATGGCAAGGCAGGGAGCGGGGAGCAGCTCAACCGTGAACGTCTACAACTACGGCGGAGCAGAGGCCAAAACCGAAAAGAGGCGCGACGGCAACGGCGGCGAGATCATCGACGTGGTCATCCGCGAGGTAGGCCGTTCGATCAGTGATGGCCGGCAGGATAGCGCCTTCAAGCGGTTCGGCGCCGCGCCCAAGATGGTCACGAGGTAGCGAGCAATGGTTGCGGCTTGGCCGGCATCTGTTCCGCAATATGCGGACGTCAACTCCTACAGCGAGCGACCCGAGCGGAACGTGGCCACTTTCCAGCCAGAGTTCGGGCCGCCGAAGGAGCGGCGCCGTTCGTCGATCTCCGTCGACGTCTTCAAATTTCAGACCACGATGTGGTTTGCGGATTACGACGTCTTGCTGGCGTTCTATCGCAGCGATCTCAAGGACGGTGTGCTCGAATTCACCAGGAAGCACCCGCGCAACATTGCCGGCGCCGATCAGACATTCGTCTTTACCGCCGAGCCTGAATTGAGTGCGCGGGGGCCGGACTATGGCACCGTGTCACTGTCGCTCATCAAGTTGCCGTAATGCCGCGCAGTCTCTCGCAGGGCTATCGGAACGAGCTGGAGGCCTCGCGGTCGGCCGAGGTCACGCTCGTGTTTGCAACCATCACCCACCCTGACATCGTCGACCCCATTCGCGTCGTCAGCGACGTCGTCGATTATATGCGCGTGCTCAACGACCTCGCCGGCGCGCCGGTCTCGGTGCGCTATATCGGCATCCCGTTCGATATCGAATTGCTTACGGACGGCGACGCGCCGCCCCGCGGCAAGATCACCATTCAGAACGTCGACCAGGCCGTCGGCGCGGCGATCGAGGACATGAGCGACAGCCCGCGGCTGATGCTTGAGATCCTGGCCCTGAGCGACTTCGGCGACATCGAGATAATCGACGATCGCCGCACTCGGCAGCCGCTGGGGACGCCGACGATCGAATATTCCGCAGCGCATCTGTCCCTGAAAAACATCACTGGCAACGCCATCAGCGTGTCGGCGGACATAACCGTCTACGACGTGCAGCGTGAGCCGTGGCCGGGGATCCGTACAACCCAAAACCGATTGCCGGGACTCTACCGGTAGTCAGAGGAAGTGGTTATCGGGTGGTGCAGGATGTCCTGCCGCTCGTAGTTGCTCGCGGAAGTATGTGTTTGCCTTCTGCCGGGCCGTTGCGGTGAACCGTTCTAGGTGGCGTACGAGGTAAATGCGATGAGCCCCATAGAAAAAAGCAACGTCGTCGTCGTACTCATTTTCTAGGTTCGTTCCGTCGGCCCACTGCATGCCGATGCCCTTTCCTTCGACCGCCGCGACACGGACGTAGTTGTCATAGTCGTCGGCTTTCGCACCGCCTGATAGCATGTGAACAGAGATGTTGCGGGCATTGTTCAGGACGTCATCTATAGGCGGATCGCTGGCAGTCAGTTTAAGTTCAACGCCATGTCCAGCATTCTTTAGGAACTTCGCGGCGTGTGCCAGATGCACGAGGGTAGCCATCAAGAGAGGCTCGTCTAGATCCCATGCCTGGCGCGCTCTCAATTTCTGCAGGTAGCTCTCAGCAATCTTAAGCGAGCTGGCGCAGGCAATTGCTTGCTGTATCTGATCCATAACTTACCGAGGCGAGTTTCAATTCGGGTCGGAGTAGTGGATCGAGCGGCTCGCCGGGAACGTGCATCTCATCTCACTGCTCATCTTTGAATGAGCTTGCCTCAGGTTGGTGCTCAATGTCGAGTCTGCTGTTGCTCGTGGGGGTGCCATACGCCACCGCCCATTGCTGGGGCTTGGTGTGCCTGGCCTACCGCCAGCGCGGCATCGACTTGCCGGCGTTCGACGATGTCGGCGCAGCCGATCTCCGTGCGGTTGCGCGCACCATCGCGCCGAACGCCGAGCGCGGGCCCTGGCGGCGGGTTCGCGGCGCATGGAATCCCGCGACGGCGACCTGGCGGCCGGAGGACGTTACCTGCGCTTGGCGGCCCTATGACGTGGTCTTGATGCTCGGCCACACCGAGCCGAAGGCCACCGATCGCGCGATCATCCATTGCGGCCTGGTCGTCGACGCCAACCACATCCTGCACACCGAGCGCGAGACTGACGCGGTGCTGGCGCGTCGCGACAGTCCTTCGGTTCGCCATCGCATCGCAGCCGTCTATCGACATGAGGAGGTCTGTCCATGAGTGCTACTCCGTCACAGGACCTGATTGCACGCTGCCGCGCCTTGGGCGCCCGGATGAACATTGCGGTCATGACCTTTCGCATGCGGCCGGTGACGGTCGATGAAGCGCTGATGCAGGCGAGCGGCGACGACCGGGATGAGGCGCTCCATGGGCGCTACGCTGCCATGCAAGTCGAGGCGAAGGCGGCGTTGCAGGCAAGCTTTGCGGAGGAACTGGATCTCGTCTGCGACCAGCTTGCGCAGGCGGGCGTTGCGCCGCCATTGCCGCCGGCGGATTGGGACGTGCCGTCGGTCGGGGACATTGCCGTCATTCTCGCGTCGATCGAGTTTTAAGGGTCTAGCAATGACCATTCCCGTTCGCTGGCGCGACGTGCCCTATGTCGGCACGCCGCAATGCTACGCCGCGCCAAGCGGCAGCAGCATTGCGGAGATCGTCGCGCGCACCCCGGACCTGCCGATCGGCTTCGATCGCGCTGGCGAGGTTCGGATCAATGGCGTGGTCGTGCCACGTGAGCAATGGCGCTGGGTGCGGCCGCGGGTCAGCCCTGGCCGAGAGATCGTCGTGACGCTGCACATGCCGCTGCAGGGCGGTGGCGGGCTCAAGAACATCTTCCGAATCGTTGCGATGGTCGCGCTTCTAGTCACCGCTACGGTGATCAGCGGAGGCGCCCTGACGCCCATCCTCGGCCCGCTGTTCGCGGCGGGTTCGATCGGCGCCAGTGTCGCGGCCGCCGCCGTCACGATCGGTGGCTCGCTGGTGATCGCGGCGTTGACGCCGCCGCCGTCCGCGGGCGCGATCGCGTCGTCGGCCAACGCGCAAGACGCCTCGCAGCTCATCAGTTCCTCGCTTACCGGGAACACGCTGCAACCGGGCGCCTCGGTGCCGCGCGTGGTCGGGACTATGAAGGTCTACCCGCCGCTGATCTCGCTGCCGCGGATCGAGGTGGTCGGCGACCAGGAGATCGCAGAGGCGATCTATGGCCTGGCCGGCCCGCACAAAATCGAGGACATCCGCATCGGCGACGTCCCGATCGCGCAGATCCCCGGCGTGGATTGGGAGATCCGCGAAGGCTGGCCGGGCGACCCTGATCTTGCCCTCGTCACCAAGCAGGCGCGGGCGGATACGCCGCAGGTCGATCTCCTGGCGCAGGACGTCGACTCGGTGTTCACGACCCGGCTGACCGATCAGGTCAATCCGGCCAATTGCATGCCGGAGTGGTATCCGGTCGTCAGCCGGATCGACCCTGACGAGATCGCCCTCGACGTCACCTGGGGGCAGGGCCTGGTCAGCCAGAGCGACCCGACTGCTGCGATCGCTCTGCCGCTCCGGATCCGCATGCGCAAGCGCGGTACCACCGACTGGCTGAACTTGCCGGAGATCCATGTGCGCAACGCCGGCGTCAAACCGTTCCGGAAGTCGATCAGGTTTCGGTTCGGCGTGCAGGCGCCGACGACGCCGGTGGCGCCGGCCTTCGGCGATCAGCCGTTTGCGGCCTATGTCTCGGTGCCGACCCAGAATATCGATCCCATCGGCTCGGGTGGGTGGCAGGCGCATTCCTATTTCTACAGCGGCAGCAGCGACACTTATCTCGCGCCGACCAACTACATCACCACCGGCGTGCGCAACGTCTCGATCTACAAGGACCGTGTCGAGTTCTATTTCTTCAACACCGCCGATTTCACCAAGGGCACCTGGGAGATCGAGGTTATCAGGGGCTTTCCGTACAATCTCAGCTCCTTCGAGATTTCAACCTACATCCTGACCTCGGGCGGCACCGAAGGCACGCACATCTATGATTTCTTCGGCTATCGCAAGGACAGCGACGGCTATTGGGGGATCCCGGTGATCCTCAACAAGATCACCAACGCCACCAACCTCTCGCGCGTCACCTCGATCTGGAACGAGCATCCGATCAAGACCCGCGACTTCGCCATGGTCGCGATCCGGGGCTCGGGGCGGCAGTTCGAGCAGCTCAGCGTGGTCGCCAGCGGCTATGTGCGCGACTATGACGGCGCCGGCTGGGAGGCCTGGACCACCACCTCCAATCCTGCGCCGCATCTGCGCGACGTGCTCTCCGGCGATCTCGGTGCCGCGCCGCTGCCGATCGACCTGATGGATGACATCGATCTCGTCGACTTCCGTTCGCATTGCGACGCCATGGGCTATGAGGTCAATGCCGTCATCGACGGGCTCTCGATGTGGGACGCCGCCACCCTGATCGCCAGCGCCGGCTATGCGCGGCCGCGGCAGAGCGAAAAATGGGGCGTGATGATCGACCGTGACAGGTCGAGCGATGCGCCGATCCAGATCTTCTCGCCGAGAAATCTGTCCGGCTTCGGCTTCGAGATCGCCTTCGCGCAGCGTCCTAGCGGCTTTCGTGTCCGCTTCAGCGACAAGGACGACAATTACCGCGAGCGCGAGATCATCGTGCTGGATCCCGAGGCGACCGCCGACCGCGGCGACTATGAGGATATCCGCTACGATGGCCTGGTGACGGAAGCCGAGGCCCGCAACCGTGCGCTGTTCGATCTCGCCCAGGCCCGGCGCCGCTTCAAGTTCTACAGCGCCGACGCCGACTCCGAGGCGCTGCTGGTGTGCCGTCGCGGCGACCTGGTCGGGGTGCAGCACGATGTGCTGGCGCGCCAGGTCGGGTTCTCGCGCATCGTTGCCAAGGTCATGGACGTAGGCACGCCGACGCTGGTGGCGGGCCTGCTGCTCGATGGCAGCGTGCCGGCGCTCGCTGATGACGCCTGGTCGGCTCCGGACGATGCTTGGGCGCTGTTCGGCTCGGCCTGGGCCGATGGGCGATACGGCGTGGCCATCCGGCTCAACAATGGCGCGGTGCTGGTCAAGGAAGTGTCCGGGCTCGATCCCGAGACCAACACACTCACTTTCGCGGTGCCGTTTGCCGACCCATCCAACCTGTTCGGCCACGATAGTCTCGTCGTCACCGGGCCGCTGGGCCAGGAGTACCGGCGCCTGATCGTTTTCGACGTGGCGCCAAAATCCGAAGAACGCTGCCACATCACCTTCGTGGATGAAGCGCCCGAGCTTTGGGCGGCCTAAGGAGCACGCATGCCGACCTCTGTCTCACGCGGCCTTCCATGCGAGGATGCCGGCACGGTTATGCCCTATGCGGCGGGCGGGAAGGATTGGCAGAACCGCGCCAATGCCGAGGTGGTGAATCTGCACGACCGCGCGCCGGTCTGGCTCAACAGCGTCGCCGGCACCAACACCGTCACCGCGGTCGCCGCGATCGCCATCCCGGCCTATCGCAAGGGCATGAGCTTCTATTTCGTGCCGGCCGCCAACAACACCGGCGCGATGACAATCAACATCGACGGCAAGGGCGCCGTTGCCATCGTAAACGGCGCCGGTAACGCGCTCGCCAACGCCGATATCAAGTCCGGCGACCTCTACACGCTGGTTTACGACGGCACGCGGATGGTGATCTCCGGCTCCAATGTCGGACAGCAGGGCGATACCGGGCTGCCGGTGATGCTGCTCGACCAGATTGTCGATACCGACAATAATTACTCGTCGAACATTGCCTTGCAGGAGGTGCAGGCCGAATCCTTCGCCTTCACCACCGATGTCGATAATCAGTACGTTGACATCTCGATCTATATCCCTGTCGTGGTGTTCTCGGTCGGGGCCACGACCTCCGACCGCAACGGAGCGTGCCGCATCTATCTCGACGGCACAGCCTTCAACACCTTCCCAGGCGGCGAGAAGCAGTGGAACGGCACCATCATCGGCAATGCCGGGCAGTGGTGTTCGCGCCAGAATGTGCCGGTCGACACCGTGTTGGTGGTCCCGCGCATCCGCGTGCTAATCGCAACCGCGGGCGTCCATACCATCCGTACCCATGTGGCAGGCACGACGACCGATACCGTGATCGCGCTGCACAGCCGGCGCCGCTACCAGGTGCAGACCGTCAAGGCGCTTAAGGGGGACACGGGCCTCGAGGGCATGCCTGGCACCTCGGCCCTGACGGTGGTGCGCACGATCGCAACCGCAAATGTCGCCATCGCCAGCGCGCTGGAAGGCGGCGACACGCTGAACGGCGTCACGCTTGCGACCAACGATACTGTGTTGCTGACCGCGCAAACGGCGCCGGCCGAGAACGGTGTCTATGTCGTGGTCGCCTCCGGCGCTGCCTCGCGTCATGCCAATTTTGCAAGTTATGACAGCCATTGTGGCCGCGTCTTTTCAGTGCAGTCTGGTTCGGCAAAGGCTGGCACCTTCTGGCACTGCACGTCCAATCCCGGCGGCACGCTGGGCACCACGGCAATTACAATTGTTGAGGCCCCGACCACCGGGAAAAACAGCGTCGAGGTCAACGGAGGCCAGCTTCAGCTGTCAGGTGATACGGCATCGCCAGGCGCCAGCAAGTATTACGGGACGGATGCCGCCGGAGCGCGCGGTTGGCTAACGCCGATCTGCTTCAGCGCCAACAAGAATGCGACGGATCAAAGCGGCATTGTCTCGGGCACCGCCACAAAAATCACGTTCGGGAATGAGGAGTTCGATGTCGGCGGCTATTACGATGCCCCAAATAGCAAGTTCGTTCCGGCGGCGGGAAAATATCGACTTAGCATTGTGTTGCGGACGAATGGCGGGCCTGTCGACCAGGGAGCCTACGGTGCGTTACTCTACAAAAACGGGGCGCTGCTCAAACGTACCTTCGACGCGTGGAGCGGCGTTATCGACGCGACCGCGCAGCTTTCCTGCGTAGTCGACGCGAACGGTACGGACTTTTTCGAGGTCTATTTCCAAGGCTTTGGCACTGGCACCAAAACCATCAGTGGTGCGGTCACAGATACCTGGTTCTGCGGCGAGGCCATCTAGGCCTTGACCGCCCGGATGTAAGTGCAGGCACCCCATGCCTTGCCCAGTAGTCGCTCCAGTGGCGCGGGGATGTAGTTACCGAGGCGTGAAACGTTCGGCCGAATGAAATAGTAGTTCTTGAGCTCGGTCATCTTGAAACCCGCGCGAGAGAGCATCGCGGCCAGGTCGCGGTTGGTGAAAAATTCGGTGATGGGCGCGCCGTCGTCATAGGGTCGGCCAAGCAGCTGGACGTGGATACGATAGCTGAAGGAGTTCTTGTTGTAGAACAGGCCGATGATTTCGCCGCCCTTTTTGGTGACGCGATAGGCCTCCGACAGCCCCTTCGGCACGTTGCCCGTGTGCATGAGGACGCCCCATGAATAGTAGACGTCGAACGTCTCGTCTGGGAACGGCAGCTCGAGCACGCTTGCGCGCTGCGCCGTTTGGGGCAGGCCGAACATTTCGAGCCGCTGATTGGTCTCGTCCACGGCGCGCTGCGCAAAGTCGACAGAAGTGAGAAGCGCACCGTTCTCCAGCCATGTCTGACTGTCGGTGCCGAGGCCGCAGCCGGCGTCTAAAACCTTCTTGCTGCGTCCTTCGGAAAAGCGAACGTAGTCGACAATTTCTGGGTAGTCGAACTCGTATTTGAAGCGGCGAAGGTTTGTATAGAACTCTTTGGTGCCAGGCGTGCCGATCGGCAGATTTATCCCGCATGGGTATCTGTTCCAATGCTCCTGCGACTGTGCGCGGGTTTCGGCAGACGCTTCCTGGCTCATCAGACTGCTCCGTTTGTCGGGCCGCCGTATAGCGCCTTTGCCGCCGAGGTGCCAGCCGGTCCAGGCGTGCCGGTTCCTCAATCCTCCGTTTTGTGCAGACAGCTTTAAGGGGTGCATCACATGCTCGACCTGCATGGCATTTCACGTGCCGCGTTCGATCTCGTCGTCGCCGCCGAGGTGACAAGCCAGGCCGCCTATGAGCGAAAGTATCGCCGCGTGCTGGAATATCCCGGCGAGCAGAGCGGCCCGACCGGCGGCATCGGCTATGATTTCGGCACGCAGACCCGCTCTCGGATTTCGGCCGATTGGGGCGATAAGGTCGACGTCGGCATGCTGCGGATCCTGCTCGGTGCGTCGGGCAAGCGCGGCGAGGCGGCGGCCGCCTATTCGCGCGCGACCCGCGGCCAGGTCGATATCCCCTGGGACGTCGCGCTGGATGTGTTCGCCAATTGCGACCTGCCGCGCTATCTCGCCATCCTTGAGCGCTATTGTCCTGGCGCAGGCCACCTCGCGCCGGATTGCAAGGGCGTGTTGTGGTCGATCGCCTTCAATCGCGACGCGGCAGGCTTCGCAAAGCCCGGCGCGCGTTATGCCGAGATGCGCGAGATCCGCGCCTGCGTCGCCTCCGGCGCGCTCGCCCGCATTCCCGGCCTGATACGCTCGATGCAGCGGCTCTGGCCGAAAACCTCCGGCCTTTATTCGCGCCGCGAGACTGAGGCGCGGCTGTTCGAAAAGGGCATGGCCGAGCACCATCCCGCCGAGCATGACAAGCTCGCAACCACGCCGCCGGCGCCGGATCCCGATGTCGTGGTCCAGGTCCAGACCCGCCTGCGTGAGCTTGGCTATTACGACGCCGGCGCCGTCGACGGCCAGCTGGTGCCGAAGGGTCGCACCGAGGCCGCGATCCTGGCCTTCCGCCATGAGCACGATCTGCCGCTGTCGCCCGGCATCGACGACGAGCTACTTGCGGCGATGGCGCGCGCCGAGCCGCGCCAGGTCTCGGAGGTCCGCGCGAGTGCGACCACGCAGGATCTGCGCGAGCAGGGCGTGCAGACCATCGCGCTTACTGACCGCATCAAGGGCTTTGCCGGCAAGCTGTTTGGGGGATCCTCGATGCTTGGCGGCGGCGGGCTGCTGGCCTGGGTCACCGACAAGGCGAGCGCGGTGTCCGGTGCCAAGGATGCCGTGGGCGGCCTCGGCATCCCGCCGCAGGCGATCGTCTGGCTGCTCGCGGCCGTCGCTGTGCTGGTCGCGTTCGCCGGCCTCGGCGTCATGATCTGGTTCATCGCGCAAAAGATCGAGACCAAGCGTCTCGCCGACTACCGCACGGGTAAAAACACATGAGCGGCGCCGTCATCGCGCTCATTGTGCGCCTGGCCGGCGTTGCTGGCCTCAAGCTGTCGCCGTTCTGGGCCGGGGCTGCGCTCGCCGGCGTGCTCGCACTGATCGTCGGCGGCATGGCCACGGCCGCCGCCGTGCACCTCTACAACGTCGGCTATGCGGCGGCCGACGGCGCCTGGCGCGAGAAGGCGCTCGAGGCGCAGCTCGCTGCCGCGCGCGCCGATCTCGATGCAGCCATGCGCGCCGCCGGCGACGAGGCGCTGCGCGCAGCATCCATTCAACAACAGGCCGAGCAGGAAAGGGCCGGGACCGATGCCTATGTCGAGGAGCTTAAATCTCATGTTGTTGGCGCTTGCGCTCTCAGCTGCGACGATCTGCGCGGGATGCGCATCAAATCCGGCGCCTGCACCGCTGGCGCGGCAGCTGCCGGCGGCGCCAGCGCGCCTGCTCAATCGCGTGCCGGTGCCCGCGACAAGCCTCAATGACGATGCCCGCGCGCGCCTGGCGCAAACGCGCGACGCGCTGCGCCAGGCTAACCGGCGGCTCGAGGAAGGGCGCGCCTGGTACGAGGCGGTGCGTCAAGGCTACGGCGAGGGCGGCAAGTGAGCGACGGCGCACAGGATGCGGCGACGCAGGCTGCGCTGCTGACCATGGCGAAATCACTTGGCGGTCTGGAGTCAACCGTGGCGGGCCTGGTGTCGCAATGGCGATCGCAGGACGAGAAAGCTTCGCAAGGGCGGCGCGACCTGCATCAGAAGATCGATGCGATGCGCACCGAGATGCAGGAGCTGGACGGGCTGCTCAAGGGCGCGATCAAGGACATCGCCGACATGAAGCCGACCGTCGAGGCCGTCGAGAACGCCAAGCAGCAGGCGGTCGGCGCCAGCAAGGCCAGCGTCTGGCTATGGCGGCTGGCGATCTTCATCTCGGGCGGCGCGGCCTGGGTGATCGCAAATTATCTTAAGGTGGGGGTTACGCTGAAATGAAGACCGAGCCGCAGATCCTGCGCCATCCGCTCGACGAGGCCCTGTTCGCGACGGCCTCGATCAAGTTCCTGGTCGCGTTCGCGATCGTCATTGCGCTGCTGTCGCTGTTCGCCGCGATCCGCAGCGTCGGCCGGCGCCGGCCGACCTCGGCCATGGGTTGGCTTGCCGGCGCCGCGATCGTGGCGGCGATCGTCGCGGCCGTCCTGGTCGGCAGCATCACCGCAACCTATGCCGCGTGCGTGCCGCGCTTCGCAGGGCTCGCCTCCTATTATTCCAACGGCGAAAGCGGCAACCGCACGGCCTCTGGCGCGCGCTTCGATGATCGCGTGCCGACGACGGCGCATCGTTGCCTGCCGTTCGGCATCCCGCTTCGCGTCAGCCGCGGCGGCCGCAGCGTCATCGTCACCGTCAACGATCGCGGCCCGGCGGCCTGGACCGGCCGCGTGCTCGACTTGGCGCGGGCGCCGGCGGTGCAGCTCGGCCTGGTCGGGCCTGGCGTCGCGCGCGTCGAGGCCGAGGTGGTCGAATGAGCCGCACCGATGCGCCGGCGCTGCGCGCGGCCACGGGCGAATTCTGTCGCTCGTTGCTCGAGGCGATCCTGCCGGCGGTCCGATTGACCGCCCGGCATCACGGTTATGCGGTGGCGGTTCATGGCTCTTTGTCGCGCGATATCGACCTGATCGCTGTTGCCTGGCGCGAGCATAACGTCAGCGATCCCGACGAGCTGGTGCGCGCCATCTGCGGCGCGATTGCCGGCGTCACGGGATCTTGCTTGCGCCAGGCTGACAGCACGAAAAAGCCGCACGGCCGGGTCGCCTTTACGCTGATCCACGGCGGTTTTATCGGCGAGATCGACCTCTCCGTTATTCCGCCGACGCGCGGCCCTGGGGTGATCGACTAGAATTCGTCCGCGCTTCGCCTCCCGGACGAATGGCCGGGCCGCTGGGGGCGGCCTGGTCCAGCCCGGCGCGCCATGACGCGGCGCGCCGGGCTTTTTCGCGCTAGCTCAGCTTTTCCGAGCCAAACTTCGGGTCCATCGGTGACCCGTCCGCAGAGATCCACTCTGCGGCCGTGCCTGGCTTCTGGTTCAGAAACTTCACTACGCTCCCATCCAGCTGGGTACGAGCGAGGAATTTGATGTTGCCGTTCAGCTTTGTTTTCAAAATCTCGCGGGCTGCTGAGTCATCGGGCTCTGCAACAGTAAATTGTCGAATGCGGCTGTTGTCGTCGATCCAATAAGTTGCGCCTTCAATCATTGCTCTATCCTCTTGAGTTACGCGGTACTGCCCCAGGGGCGCTGCGTTTAGAGAAAGCCTTTCATGCGCGCAACCAACGCCGCATCACTAAATCGCGATCACATTACTCGAGACATCGCCGGGTGGGTGCGGTTCTTCACCTTGATCCAATCTTTCGACCGGCCGCCGCTGTAGCGGCGATCCCTGCGTTTCGAGACCAGGCCCTCGAGGCCCATGCGGCAGGCGGCATGGAACAGATCCGGGCCGATGCCGGCGGCCTCGAACGGCGCCACGAACATGCCGTCGGGTCGGCCACGGAGCAGTCGTGCCAGATTGGCCTTGCGGAGCGACAGCGGCAGCGGCCGCAGATCCTCGCCACCGATCGCGACCACGTCGAAGGCGTAGAGCTGCACCTCGGCATCGCACTTGCGCGAATGCAGCGCGTTGAAATCCGAGACGCCGTCGACGCCGAGCACGACGGCCTCGCCGTCGATGACGAATTGCGGCTCGCGGTTCTTCAGCGCGGCCTCGACGATCCATGGGAATCGGCTGGTCCAGTCGTGGCCGTTGCGGGTGAACAGCCACACGCGCCTGCCCTGGCGCTCGACGCGCAGGCGGTAGCCGTCATATTTGATTTCGTGGATCCAGTCGGGACCGACAGGCACGGCCTTGGCGGCCGTGGGCAGGCAGAACTCGAACGCTTTCAGCATGGCCAACAGATAGGACCGGCGCGGCTTTTTGGGAGTCTGCTGGCCTATTTCGGTGGCTTCCGGCGCGGCTTCCCTGCCGGGGTCCGCAGCGGGCGCAGGACCTCGATGCTGGTGAGGGCGGGTTCGAAGCCCTTCGGCAACACCGGCAGCTGGTCCGGCGCGGCATCGTTGCAGTCCGGGCAGGGCTCGCCGGCGCCGCCGCAGCAGGCCTTTGGCCCGTCCCAAGGGCGCTCGGGATGGTTCTCGCAAACCCAGTGGGTGCCGTCACATCGGGCGCATGCCATGCCCGGTTCTCCGTCAGTGGGCCGTGGGCTCTTCCTCGATCTCCTGCCCGTGCAGATGGTCCAGCACGTCGCCGAGGTCGCGCATGTCCAGCATCTTGCCGCACACCGGGCATCGGATGAAGTGGTCGCGCTCGTCTTGCGGCGCAGGGCCTTCCGGCTGGCCCTCCCGGAACATCATGCAGCGCCCCGCAGCGGCAGCGTGAGCTGTTTGTCGAAGCGCCTGGTGGCATTGGCGCTGATGAAGCCCTGCAGGGCGTCCGAGACATCGTCGTCGCTGTCGGCCGCGCGTTGGGCCAGCACGTCGGCGACGTCGGAGGTGGCGTCGCGCGACCATCCTTCGATCGGGTTGAAGCAGACAATCCGGACCGGATAGGCGTACTGGCCGGTGAGGAGGCCTCGCAGCACGGTCTCGAGGTCAGTCTCCGCTTCGTCGGTCTCGCGCCAGGCGCATCCGGCCCGCGCGCCGAAGTCTTCAAGGACAAGGTAGATGTCGCGGTCGAGGCGATCGGCTGGCACGATCGAGGGCGAGGAACGCATACGCAGACTCCACAGAACTACGCGCATAATGGCTCGCAACGACCGATCGTTCCGTCGACATTTTATCGGTGCCAGGGCCGGCGGCGGCCCTGGATCTCGCGGGCCTGCTGGATCTGGTCGTAGCCGATCTGGTCGTGCAGATCCTCCCATGCGGTCCGGAACCGGGCTTTGGCCTCGGCGAGGTTGCCGGCGTCGCCGCGGTGCTGGTCGCGCTGGGGCACGTTCGGCAGGAAGACCGACCAGGACCACCCGTGGCTGCCGCCGCCGCCGACGCCGCGGAAGATCCGCCCGATCGAAAGCTCGTCCCAGATCACCTCGTAATCATCGGGCGCGGTCTCGGCGCCAATCACGGTCCTGCGCATGGTGAGGTCGTCAGTCATGGCGGCAGCTTATGCTACGTGAACGCAGCGAGAACAAACACGGCCGGAAAGTGTGTAGCAAACTGTGTATCAGCGGTTTCGGCCGGCCTGTAACACGTTGAGTTTGCTGTCTGAATTTTTGGCGCCCGGCGCGGTGGCGCTCCCTAGCGGAATCGAACCTATGGCCCCAGTTTGTGGGGTGCTGTAGCCGCCGCCGTCAAACGCCCACGGCCTCTCCATTGAGGGCACTAGAGGTCGTCTGAACCGATCTTGCCCAGTCGCGCAATCGCAGCGTTCAATTCCACCTCGTCCTTCAGCGCCACCGAGAGCCGCTCGGCAAGGTCTGCAAGCACGAGGCGGATGTCTTGCGCTAATTCAAGACAGTGTTCATCGCTTCTGGCATGCAGACCATCGCTGAGGGCCTTGTGCAAGAGCGCGAGCGGATTGTGGTGGCCGCCAACGAGAAGGGACTGGGGAAGAGCATCCCTTACAGATGCTATGGCTTTGGTGAATTGCGTCTCTTTCTTCGCAGCTTGCAACTGAGATATCGCGTCCGCAGAGGCGCCAACTCTCTGCGCCACTGCAATGATCTGTTCCAATATCATGTCTTTCTGGTTTTCGACGACGCGCCGGTAATAACTGAATGCGCCGATGCCGAGCCCCTGTGCTTCGCACCGTCGGCCTTTCAGGAAAATCTCACGATCTTTCTTAAGAAGGCGGAGCAATCGCGAAGGCGTGGCAGGGCCGAAGGCCGGGTATTCGCCAAACTTGTAGCACTTGCCGCAGCCGTCACTCTCTCTATCAATCGCGACGTGAAGCGCGAACATCTTCTGGTTCGATTCGCAGTTGCTGCAGAGATAGCTCAAAAAGATGTTCTTCTGGACCGTTTCGTTGTAGAGATCACGGTCGCCGCTCTTGTAACGAAAATATCTTACTCCGTTACAAGTCTCGTTGGTGCAGTGCAGCCGCAAATCGGGAGCGTTTATCTCCACGTGATTCTGACGCGGCTGCTTTGAAAAAAAATCGTTTACCTGAAGCAACTGCGACGGCGGCTTCGTCTCCAAGAATGACGTGAAGGAGATGGGTGGCATATCGGCCGTGTTGTGTTGCACATCAGTTTGGCCTTCCTGAGTCGCCATAGGTCTTGTTCCAAGCTCTGCCGTGAAATCGTTGCAGAGGCTTGCGGAACTGGCTCTGCACATGGACGGTCGCTGCACGTTCTCGCGAATGATATCAGGGCCTTAGCCCGCCCGAGCAATGACAGTACAGCAACCGTGCACGTTATCCCCATCAACCGTACACGTCTCTCCCTCCCAATAAGGGAAGGAAGCCGCAGGAGGCAGCTGCAGAATCGGCTGGATCCGTTTCGCGTTTCCAACAGAAATGCAAAAACGCGTAACTTCAATGGCCCGGCGTTGCGGCGGTTTACGAAATTCGGTCATTAATTCAATTGTTTGCCTGCGCCTGGGAGACTAGGGGTCGGAGGTTCAAATCCTCTCGCTCCGACCAAAACTTAGCCGGATTTCAGGGCGTCCGGATTTTCTCAAGGGTAACGGATAGGGTAACGGGCTTATGTCGCCGGGATGTGAATAGCCCGGATAACCAACGACAGCTTGCCCGCGTGTACGTGGGGCGTACCACCATCGCGCGTTGATTCGCCCGGAGCCAGGCACATGGGCACCTCGGATCGTAGATCGCTGACCTTTGAACAAGCGAGGGTTTGGCACCTCTCCCGGCGCAGCTCGACCGCAAGGAACTTAGTCGAGAACTTCGGGCGAAGCTTTGGGCCTGCATTCATGCAAGGCTTGATCGAGCCTACACCGACATTCTCCATTATCGTGGAAACTGGTCCAGAATTCTGAAGGATCTGCATGTCGACCACCACCACGTTCGCATCGACAAATTCAATCCGAACGGGATCGTCACCAAGATCGGTGACTTGTTCGAAAAAGCCGAATGCCACAAGGTGTACGGTTGGCTTTAGGCTGTTCTTCGGCACCCAAATTGTCCGCCTGATCTCGGTCCAGCAGTTCAGTTGGTATTAGAGAACTGTAAGCGCGAATTTCNCTGCACCTTTTGCTTTTGAGTGCTCTGATGCATGAGGTGTCCACCAAAATAGGTGGACACCTTGTGATGGCAGACGATGATCAGAAACTGCGGGTCAGGCTTGTTGGTCGGAACGGTCGCCGGCGCTACGAGGCGGCATCGAAGGAGCGTCTT